AACTGTATCAGCCATTATCTTGTTTGTCCTGAAGCGTCATAACCTTTAGTCTTTGCAACTTCAATTATGATTGTACCTGTTACAGCACTACCGTTGTTAATTAAAATATCACCTGTTACGCCAGAACTTTCTGGGTTTGTTATGTTAGGTTGTTTACCGTGAAACCCATACTCGCCACTACCGTGTAATGATATTGCGTGATCGTTTGAACTTGCGTCAAATAGTAATTGTATATCACTTGTTGCCGCTGTTGTGTTCCATTTAATACTTCTTATGTCTAGTGTTGGGTTAGACGAGTGTCCTCTTAATGAACTTGCGTCAACACACACTACATTTGAATTAGTAGCATTGTCAATCTCAAACATTCTTACTGTTCTTGTTGCGCTATCTACTAAGTTTCTTGCGTTTACTATTGCCATTTTTTCTACTCCTTTATATGGTTAGACCTGTTTCTTTTTTGAAATAGGTTTCAATATCTTTTTGTTGTACTTTATATTTCTTAGTAACGTCTTTCATAACTTTACTAAAATTCATTAATACTCTACCAGGTGACTTTTCTAGTTGAGCATATACATCATCTACCGCCTGTTTATTTTTAGGCGCTAATTTTTTATAGACCAAAGAACGTTTGTGTTCGCCTTTTTCGTTAATTGTCGATTTCAGTTGGCTCAGCGTTATCATTCGTCTCTAGTTCCTTTGACATAATTGTCCCT